ATCAGCAATTTCTTTAGAATACAAACCAACTGATACGGCATTAAGTAAAGTGTCTATAGGTCTATTACATCTCCAATGAATTAAATTTCTATTTGTGCCAGTGTTATATGGACTATTATAATTAAAATTGTAATGTTCTTGAGATAAAGCATAATTATCATAATATAAATCGTCTGGATTTGCTGAGGTTTTTTCATAAGCGTTGCCGTTGGCTGCCCCACCCCCTCTTACATCCGCTGTAGATAATGTTATATCCTCTAGTGATAATTGTGGGGGGAGTTGTGAATATCCTATACGGATTAAATCGCTTTTTTTTTCATCCACCAAAAGTCCTTGATAATGAAATAATTGTGTAGGTTTATCTGTATCTCGTAATTGTAAAGAATCAAATAAGGTTTTAATCCTAGTATCTAATTCAATTACAGAATATCCAGCCTTTCCAGTATCAGGGTTTATTTTAGGGATTGTAAGCACCCCAGCGCCATCACCTAAATCATCTAAAGTCAAATTAGATACAAAAGGGGATACAGGTTTTAAAGAGGGCATTGCCCCTTTAATTGATATTGTTATAGTCTGATCGTTATTAAAAAAAATATTACCATTTCTTTTAAATTTAGCGAAATTTAAATTTACTTTAGAATTAGGCTCAATAATAAGTGGCTCTTTAAATCTTACTGAATAGAGATGTCCGTTGTCTTCTGGGGATACTAAATTTACACTCGTCATTTATATATATTTATAATATTTTAATTTAATATAATGGAAGAATTAATTGATAGATTGAATGGTAGTGAATTAATAATTAATCAACACGAAACTAGAGATGAAAAGGTAAAAGAATTTTTATATAAAATTGGTGAAATACTACAACAACACAACCAATTGGCGAGTAATGTATTATTACAAATTGAAAATGAATATGTAAAAATATTAGATACCCTTGAAGGTATTTAATAGGTCTGGGTCATCGCAATATGATATTGGTTTTTCTATCGTCCCCATCGTCCCTATTTTCCCGCTTTTTATTTCATTATCCAGATAAATAATTTCGTCATAAATAAAATCCAAATCTTTATTTAAATTATGAAAAAGTTGCTTTTTTCTTTTTGTCTTAATTGGATCAATTCTTATAAATCCATCACAAAACTTTTTTTTTTTACTCTTAACGTTCATAGTCATTCCACGCTCTTCTAATTGTAATTTCATTAATAATCTTTTAGCGCCTTCACGCCTCATAGGTCGCCGAGTTATATATAATCTATTATCATATTTAGCACATAATCTTTTCCCATCTTTACGGCCAACTTTATATCCATTATTAATTTTATATATTTTGTAATCCATAATATACTATATAATAATATTAAAAAACATTTCAATAACTTTACTTGGTATTCTATATCTTTCTAATTTATTGCTTCCCTCACTTACGCCTAGTGTGTTATCAGGTTTTTGTATATTTGGATATAATTTATATTTTATTCGTAATGCTTTTGAATTACACCTAATTATTTTTCCATTATCTATTATAGTTTTACCAGTCCCCATTCTATTCTTATGTAGTTTTTGGCCTTCCCATTCTATCATATTTTCACAATCTTTATTACATTTATTAAATACTAATCCTTCAATATTAGTCCAAAATCTAGTAGTTTTTTTATATCCCCAATCTGAATATTTACAATAATCAACATCATAATAAGGTATTAAATCATTAATATATTCTTTCATTTTTCCAGTTTTAGGATTTTCAATAATATAATACTCTGGCTCAAAATAATCTATAATCTCAAATATTTTATCCACCATTGGGACACCATATTTTTCCATATCTTCATCTAGTATTTCTTTTGTTATTATTGTATCTCCGTGTGATTTTAATTTTCTTCCAATCCAAGTTTTTCTAAGTTGCGACCACCACAAACACACTGGACTTGCTGTTATTATTTTAAAAAATCCTTTTGGATATTGCTTATAATTCCAAGTCATAATATCTTCTTTAAAATGATACTGACTAATATAACCACTTCCTAATTTACATTCAGCGCCTAAATCTCTATCTAATGAATACACATTAAAACCTAATTCACTAGATACCTTACCAAAACTATGAGTTCCACTAAATAATTCTAAATGATTCATTAGCTATAACGCAGATTTTTTTTTTGAATAATAATTGTATTGTTTTTTAGTTCTAAGTGGAGATTGTTGGACTGCCGAGACGACATCTTGTATATCATCTTGTATATCATCAACCCATTCATTAGCATCATCAACGTGTTCTACCACATCATTTATACTACATTTAGATTTACAACAAAAACTAAGTTTGATTCTATCTAATAAATCTTTAAGTCCCATAATATTAATTAATATTTTTTAACTCTACCTTTCTTTTTTTTTTCAGCAATCGCTTTGGCTTTGGCTTTCGTTGATAATTCACCCATAGTCTTAGGTGTATCTTTTGTAATTCTTTTAGTCGGTCTAAATATTTTATTTTTTTTACCATCATAAGTTTTTTTTCCATCTTGAGTTCTCCAGTCTTCTTTATGCCATCTTGTTAATCCAGTTTTCTTAGGTTTAGATCCACTATATTTACCACCCATAGATTTATAGGCTTTAACTACTAATGATGATTTATAAGCTGAGTGTTTCATATTCGCATATTTAGCACGAGCTTTAGCATATAACGCTTTGTTTGTTGGCTCAGGCATTATAATTATAAAATAGAAAAAAAAGCGGGAAAATAAGGACGTCTAGGACGTTTACATAGTTTTTACGAGAGTTTGAAGGTTAAGCACCGAATTATATTTAACGAATGATTGGACTAACTCTGATTTATTACGCCTATCAACTGGAAGCGTTGTATTACCAGCATTAACACCAGAAAATACAGTATTAGAATAATCCCTATTAACATACGCCATAGAATTACCAATACCATAAGTGTAATCAACACCAAGTCCTAATAGCTCTGGAAACATTTGTGATCCAACACCATCAGTATCAGCGATGGCTGCTGTGCCTCCGCCAGCCGCTCCAGCCCCACGATAATTTGTGGCTCTATCTTCGTAATCTGCTTGTTGATTTAATTGACTTCGTTGAAGAGTTGCTGATGATTTAACTGCTTCTTTACCACCGAGAAGCGCTCTTTCAAAATGTTTTCGTAATTCAATATCACCTAAATTGTTTTCATACTGGCACATTTGCGACATATTAATACCACCAGATCCAAGCTCAACTTGAGTATCAAAATTAGGTTGAGCTTTTAAAGGGAATGTAAAAGGAAATCTTAAATTATCCTTTTTGTGTTCTATTTTTTTCATACCAACTGGAAATCTGAAATTATTTTGCTGATAATTAAGGTTATTAGTTTGGTCTTTATCTAAATATAAATTACACATTGCCTTTACTGAATTGAGTTGTGGGGTATAAGTGTTATTATCCTCGTCAGCGTGAATATCATTTAATAGATTTATTTGCGAGTTCATCATAAGATTTGCTGGATATGAAGATAATTCTTGTGGTGTTGGAATAACATATCTACCCTCTAATTTAAGGTTTCTAAGACAATACATTTTGTTTCTTGTATCAGCGCCCGCTTGACTAGCGATCACTGAGTCTCTAAATCGGTTGTGTAATACAGCGGAGTCTGGAGCGAGATGAAGCGTCAGGAGTAAACCATTTGTATAAGCTTGACCTAAATGAATATTACCACTTTGGAGCATATCAATATCTAATCTAATACTAAAATGAACCCCAATCTCTTTATTATTATTAATTTTTAAATCTTGTTTGGTTTTATCAGCAATAATATTCATAAGTCGGTTTTGATGATTGGCGTGTGCTCCGAGAGCCAGCGACCGATTTGGTGCTACACCCCATAAATAATCCTCATCATTATTAGTATATGCCTCACGAAGGGAAGCATATGACGAATAATTATGAATATTAACTAATTCGGTATTTGTTTTTTTTGTTTGAACTACAACTTTATCAATAACATTATGAACGCCTCCGTGATTTGGAAGGTTAATTGCTGTTTCAGCAGTCATATTCGCACCATTATCATTATTAATATTTGTGTAATTAGTTTCTCTACCAAACCCTTCATTAGTGGAACTATCTTTAATAAAGAATTGTCCTGATAATACTAATGATTTAACTTCTAATAGTTTTTCAATAGCGGGGAGGGAAAATTTAATAATTGGGTTGCTCTCTTTAAATGAAAAACCCCCTTCAACCCCATTTGTCCCAGCACTTTGTAATGGATTATCATTTAACGGCGAAATACTAAAATAATTCTTTTCAATCGGCATTTTATATATATATAAAATATTTTTATTTTAAAATTAAATCAAAAAAACGGATTGCCTATAAGACTAATTGTAAATTATCTTTATTCACCATAATAGATTTAACTGAGAATACCCAATTAACCATTCGGCAATTAGAAACAGAAGCACCCCCATTTGGAGCTGTTGAAGCGGCTGTTCTTTCTTGAGAAAATCCTAATCGTATTTGTGGCTCAGCATCTTTTAAATTATATACAAATTGTTCGCCTCTAGCAAGTTCTCTAGCGTGGAGATAAGTGTTAGTATAATCACTGAGATTTCCACCACGACCATCGCCAAGCCTTTTAACATTTAATCCTATAGATGTAAAAGCCTTAACAACTTCATTATAATTAACTACTTTATCATTTTTCGCTTGTGGGTTATAAGGTTTGAGCGGATATAGTTTATTATTAATAAAATATTGGACGGAGTTTAAAAATGTATTGTGTGGAGGTTGACCTAAATAATAGTTTGGAGCATAAGCGTCATTTTCACCTAAATCACCAGCAACCTTAATATAATTGGTAAATATACATTTCGCTGCCGAAGCAACTGAAGTTATTTCACTCTGATGAGTTCTACTTGTTTCAGGTAAATTATCTAAAAAGCAATCCCACGAGATAAAATCATATTGACTTTCTTTTACAATTGATTTAAGCATTGCTGGGGGTGGGACGACTTGAAGGACTTTTAATTCTACATTCTTTAATTTATATGATGGGGATGATGGCTGAAACCATATTTTAAGAGCCGTCGTAACTGCACCGATATTAGCGTCAGTATTAATTACAACCTTTTTATTTTTAACATTCACACCTGCCCCAGCGGCGTTAGAGCCACGATGAAGACCAGCAACCACAAAAGCTATATCTGTATTTGCTGTAGCACCACCAGTCCCTCTAACATACATTTTAGACCCAACAGCAATACCAAGAGAAGCGACCTCATCAATATCATTAGTAAGAGTTATGACTCGGTTTCCAGTTCCACCAACAGAAGATACATCAATACCTCTTGCGAAATCATCAGCTTTGACTGGGACGTTAGTTCCGCTAATTCCATTACCACTAAAAATATGTTGTAAAACCTTTTGATTTTCGGCGAATGTAATTTCTAATTTAAGACCACCAAATAATAATATTGGAGTAAGTTTTTCACTCACACCAAAATGACTGAAAATTCCAGATTTAAGTGGGATACAATATTTTCTTGATGAGAATTTTTTAGCGCCCATTTCACTATCTTGTGTAGCATTATCGTCATCTTGAGTTGCTAATACTGTATCAGCACCAGACGATATTTGAGATATAGCTAAAGCGCCTAAATCATAACACGAGCGAGGCATACCAGCAGATCCATTAGCACTAATAGTATTTAATTTAGTAGTTGATGATGTTGTAGCATTATAGGCACGACAATTACTATCAGTCCCTTGTTTAACTTGTATATGTTTATCATCTTCTTCTAAATATTGATTTTCTAATGACGCCCATAAATTATAGTTAGTAAGTGATTCTAGCAATTGGCCGTTAGATAATGAATAAATATCCATTCTTTCTATAACAGCAGATGCCCCTGCGGTGGGAGGCAAAGAGGCAACACGAGAATTACTATCAGTGTTTAATAAATCAAATGATAAATAACAATCACGACCCTTTACAAATCCGATATCTGGATTAATAGTAAAGTTTGCTTTTTGTTCGGCAACGAACTCACTTCCATTATCAGCGACAAGAGCAACGAATTTTGAATTTTCGGCAACAGACATTTTATAATATATATAAATATTTTAATTTAAAATAAAATATTTTATCATTATATAAAATGAGTATAAAAATAGAAAAAGAGCCAATCTATAATCAGATAAAAAATACGTCATCTAATTTTGATAATTTAACTATTAAAGGTGTTGATGAATCAATTGCGGGGTCTGGAAATGTTGTAGGGTTTAATCTAAATTCTGTTTATATTGAATATAATGGTGTTGTTGCTGTTGATGTTGTAAGTAGCGTAACGACTGATACGGCGGCTGGAATTGGCGCTAGGAAAATTAGAGTTAGTGGTTTGTATTGCGATGCTGGGGATAGTCTAAAATATAAGCCAAGAGTTGCTGAATTTACTATGGCGGGAACTTCAAATGCTAGTTTAACTAGTGGGACAAATTCATTTTCTATTATTAATAAAGTAGAGATGAGTTCTAATGGAACTGGTAATTGTAATCAAGGGGATATTAGTGTAAAAAAAACTGGGACATCATCATTAATGGGATTTATTAAAGCAACTCATTCACAATCCCAAGCCTTTATTCGTGGAGTATCTCATTCACAAACTTTATTAATTAAAGACATTCATTTATCATCATTCGCACAAACAGCAACTATGATAAAAATATATACACAAAGTCTTAATAGTGGGGCAAGACAATTAGAAACACAATTATTAATTAATGATAAATCAAATCACATAGATCATCAACTCAATTTAAAAGTATTACCAAATCATAGCGTCTATGCTGAGGTAGTCCCTTTAGAAACTATAACTGGATCTAATTTTATAACTATGAATGCGTCAAGTATCTTAATCTAAATAATTTTTTTTTATAATTAAAATATTTTATATATATATAAAATGACTAGTATTAATGGGACAAAAGTTTTAGCCTTAAATTCTGCTGGAAATGCCTTAGCGCCATTAAAAGTTGATAGTAATGGATTGCTTAGAGTTATTGCCGAAGCGACATCAGTAAGCGCCAACGCTATTAATTTAAATACAGATGGATTGGAAGGTTTACAAACCTCAACAAATTCTAAATTAGATACTATTGATGGAGTTTTAGATAATGCTGAAGCACATTTAGGAAATATTGATACTGGGATTGATGTGTTAGAAGCGTGTGTTGGGTCAAATAAAGTAAATGTAAATATATCTAGTGGGAATATAACTGGATTTTCAACAGCAGCCAATCAATCAACTATTATCGGACACGTTGATGGGATTGAAACCTCACTTACGGCGATAACAGGATACGTGGACGGAATTGAAGGAAACCAAGTAACTATGATAGGACATTTAGATGGGGTTGAAGGTAAATTAGATACATTAGAAACAACGCTCACTGCGATTGAAACAGACCAAGCGGCGATTGAAGTATTACTTA